CCGGAAAATAGTGTTCCCGTCGCCTCGTAGACATCAGCCGTCTGTGAGCAGTGCACGGTCTGTTTCATGACAGATCGCGCAGTCCATGCGAGGCTTTCACGTTGTTGTGGTGTTATCTGGTGGCCGAAGACGTTCTTCCAGGCGTTGATGACAGCAGACATACTTGAGTAGCTATGTTGCGAGTTAAAGTCGTCATAGTCGTAGCAGAATGGTATCGTGTGCTTGAGGTTGGCCGCGATTGCATCGACATATGTGCTCGTCGCGCGCGACCCAGTCGGTATGTATGACGGGAATGTCTCTTCGCATTTGTTGAGTGCAAAGTCTGCGTGTATGTGTGAGGTGACATCACATCCGTATAATGCGCGTACTTTGCCCCATTCGTACTTCGTTGCCGTGTATGCATGTATTTCAGGATCACGGTCGAGCCAATAGTCATGTCCGGTCTGTGCGAATGTCGAGAAGAAGCCTTTTTTATTGGCAACACGGTAGTCAAGTGATTTGACACGTTCACGGTCAGCAGGGTGCTGTGAGTGTACGGATCCTGAGGGCATGAGTATGATACGTTGCCCCCAGTATTCATCGTATGTGTATGAATATGCATGCTTGCCTTCGTGAAGTGCATCAGAGAAGAGCTGGACGCAGTGCTTATAGACCGTGTCATATGGTATGTCAGTGAGCCGTGGCTGTGTCCGGTTGCGCTTTTCACCCTCCCAGTCAACATCAGAAGTGATCCTGTTGACAAGGACGTTGAGCTCAAATAGCTTTGTTAGTTCGAGTGAGTCGTGGCCTTGAAGCTGTTTGGCCCATCTGCCCTCACATTTCAGCCACTTCGTATCGATACCGCGGTAGTGTAGTATCATCCTGATGAAATTTCTCCTTGTAGCTTCATCGGCTGCACGGTAGTAGAGGATGAACGTAGCATGTGTAGCCTCAGATTTGTTGAACGCATCGAGTGCCTCACATAGGATTGCTTCACCACCCGTAAGATGGTTAACTGTATTTGCATATAAGTCACATAACCGGACGTGCAAGTGGTATTGTTGACTCACTTGGTCACGTGCTTTGTCATCGAGTTGGTATGTGTATGCATAATTAGCATCAATGTCGACGGGGCGCGAATACCATGTAGCCTGGGCAGAGTACGTAAAGTTGTGCCTCAAGTTACCAGTAAGTGTCGCTCCCGAAATCTTCATGTGCTTCTTTGTATACATAGTCACGGATCGGAGGGATACGTACGCAGCTACGGTGTCATCAAACGCCAATAACATGACGTCAGTGATGGTACCGTGGACGCGCATACGTGCCCATGTTCCAGATTCCGCGATTTCAGTGCCAT